TGAATTAAAAAAGGAATGTGTATTATGATGGGAATTGACACTATGTTATTAGGTTTAATATTAAGAAAGTGTTTAGTATCTTCTTTTTGTATGATATGGATGAGTGGTGGAGTTTTATCTTCCCAATTATCGAATGGAATAAAAGCTTCCGAGGATGTTTATATCTCATTACCAGTTTTTATATCTTCCATTGTAGCTACTGCTATATTTACTTGGACAGTAGCTAAATATGATAATAAGAAGATTTCTCAGATTAGTAAATTACAAGACAGTGTGAATGAATTATTGCAGAGTAAAAAGGGAAAATAAATAGTGAGTATTATTACTCGAATGCTAAAACAGACTGCCGTTTATTGGCCTTATGCTTCTATAGACCAATTTGGGAAGAAGTCCTGGGGTACAGCAGAGGAAATTAGTGTTCGATGGGTGGATGTATCAGAGGAATTTTTAGATAGTGAAGGCGAAAGACAAGTATCAAAAGTAAAAGTATATGTAGAAAAAGATACTCCGGTTGGTGGAGTATTGATGTTGGGTGAATTGACAGATATTACAGATGAAGATGATATAAAAGAGAATAATGGGGCTTGGGAAATAAGACAATTTAGTAAGTTACCTAATTTTAAGGCCACTGAATTTTTAAGGACAGCATATCTATAATGGCTTCATTGTGTAGAATATCCGGGGTACCTCAAGTATTGGCTAAAATGAAAATAGCTAAGGGGGTTATAGGTTTAGAATGTCAGAAAAGATTAAAAAAGGCTGGATTATTTATTCAGCGAGAATCACAAAAAATAGTACCTGTAGAATTTGGTGTGTTAAAGAATTCTGCAAGGACTGTAAATATGGGCGGTAAAGAATTTGATGCGGATATAGATGATATAGATATAGTCGTACATTATGGGGCAGGAGCTAATTATGCGGTTTATGTACATGAGAATTTAGAGGCAAAACATAAGCCTGGTAAAAGGGCAAAGTATTTAGAAGCGGTTGTAAGAGAACAGAAAACAGAAATTTTTAAGATAGCATGTTTGAAAGTATAGAATGTCAAGAGTAAACTTGAAAACTGCGGCTACTCGACAATATAAACTAAATGGGAATGCTATTGATTCAATTGGTGGTTATAATGGTACAGTATATGGCTTGGAAGTGTGGGATGAGCTTTTGCCTAATCTTAATGTTTCTTATCATGTTACTCTTAATACTGGCTCACAATATATTATTATACCTGGAAATAGTTTTCCACTTGTAGATAAGAGTTTGTCTTTTTGGTGCAAGCTTAATGTGTATACGTTTGGAACTCTTTATTTATTGGGTTATGCGGGTGGTCCGTACATGGTAGGTTTAGATAGTGGAGCTGCTGGAATTGTAGTTCATAATGATGATAATACGTTTTATTTTGGCTCAGGAATATCTTATCAAGATAGAATATGTTTTATTATTATAAATTTTGATATAAATGATGAAGGTCATTACACAGTAGAAGTATTTAGGGGATTCCCTGATACAGATGATGCTCCTTATTCTTTAGGAAAGCAAACAGTAGCTTTTCCAGGTGGGCAACCTTTTGGATATTTAGCTATTGGTAGGGGATATGCTTCAGCTCAGTATTATAGAGGGAGAATCGATAATATTTTACATTTTGATAGGGTTCTAATTCAGAAGGAAATAGATTTTCTTTATAATAATAAGACAGGAACAGAAGAATTAGAAGGTGGTTTTGCAAGGTCTTTAGTAAAGGGTAGTTTAGCTTCAAATAGAGGAGGTTTAATAAAATGAATTATTTAGGTGATTATATAGAAGATGATTCTGTATATTTTTGTTGGAATACTAACGATGCAGATGGAGCAAGTATAACACGGTCAACAGACGGCACAATATCCGTTTATAAAGACGATGATGATACACAAAGTGTGGCGGGAATAACAGATACGGAGGATTTCGACGGCCTGACAGGCGTGCATAATTGCAAGATAGACCTTTCAAGCGACGCCTTCTATGCAACTGGTCACGATTATTCCGTTGTGCTTTCGGGTGCGGTGATAGATGGGCAAACGGTGAATGCTTGTCTTGCTATATTCTCGATAGAAAATAGATTTATGAGAGGGACGGATGGGGCTAATACTGTAATTCCTGATGTAGCAGGCACAGCAGCCGGTTTACACGCGACTACCGATGGAAAGATTGATACTGTAGATGGTGTTGTGGATACTATACAGGAAAAAACTATTAATCTACCAGCAGCACCAGCATCAACAGGAGATGTGACTACTGCCCATGCTACGACGGATGCTTTAATAGATACAGTAGACGGGGTAGTAGATTCTATTGAAACTAAAGTGGATACGATAGATGGAGTGGTGGATGGGATAAAAATAACGACGGATAAATTAGATGATACTTTAGAAGACGATGCAGGAACATATAGATTTACAGAAAATGCTTTAGAAGAAGCACCAACAGCAGAAATGGACCCCACAGAATTGGCCGCTGCGATGAAAGCTATTACAGGAATTACAGAAGGAGGGACTTGGACATGGGAAAAGATAATGAAAATTACTACAGCTTGGATAGCAGGTAATTGGAGAGTAAAGGCCTCTGATACTACAGTACAAGAATTATTAGATGCTGAGGATGGAGAGACTGTTATTCTTGAACAAGCATTGACAAGGTCTCCAGCTGGTGGTGCAAATTATAGGGCAATTACGATAAAGATATGAGTTATACTTTAATATCAGGTGAAATAATACCAGCAGTCACAGGTGGGGTATTTGCTTATGAGCAAGTATTTACTACCAGCGATTCTCTACAGACATCCCCTGCCTATATTTTAGCATCTTATATTATTGCAGAGGCTATTGGGTCTATGACTGACCCTGTTGATGATGATGATTGGCCTTTGTATGTTTCATATATGCCGGATAGTTCTGATATCAAAACGAATTGTGGGTGTGTATATGATACTTCTGGCGTAAAAGATGGTCGGTTAATGGAAGGACCTGTTACTCAATTTTTTGGTATCCAATTAAAAATACGATGTTCTTCCCCAATTAATGGGTATGCAAAAGCAGAAGCGATAGCAATAGCGTTAGATGCAGTTGTTAATGATACAGTAACTATAGATTCTGTAGTATATAAAATAAAAGATGTAGGAAGAACGAGTCCAGTAATTTCATTAGGAGTAGAAGAAGGGACAAAGAATAGAAGATTATTTACAGTGAATTTTATAGTGACATTAAAAAGGGTAGTATCTTAATTTTGAAAGGATAGGACAATGGCTGAAAGATTAGATGATGGCTTTTCTACAACTATAGAATTTTCATCAGGTTCAAGTGGTGTATCATTTTTAATGTACGAAAAAGGAGTGACCCCACCCGCTGTTTCTGGTGGGGGAGAGAATGATACCTCTACAATGAGAAATACTACTTACCGGACGAAAGCTCCAAAGAGTTTGATTTCTCTTTTATCGAGTTCTTTTGTTGGGGCTTATGACCCAGAAGTATTGGATGAGATTATAGCGATGATAAATGTAAATCAGGAGATTACATTAACCTATCCTGACAGCTCGACTTGGGTGTTCTGGGGATGGATTGATGAATTTACTCCTGGTGAGCTTCGTGAAGGAGAACAGCCGGAAGCTACTGTAACTATTATCCCGTCGAATCAGGATGCTTCTGGGAATGAGATAGCTCCTGCATATTCTGATTAAGAATACGCTGTAGAATCGTCTCTAACGAATGATATTTGAAAATGAGTATGTTTATATGTATTTGCTTGAGATAATTGATTGTAGAGCGGCTCAGGCTGCTTAAAATGGATTGTATAAGCTTTGGAAAGGGCAAAAAATGGAAAAGTTAGAGTTTAGCATAGTTTTGAAGGAATTGCCGGTTGTTTTGCGAGGTAAAGATGAAATAGCAAAGAACTATAAGTTGAAGGAGTTAACAAGCAAACAGCGAAACAAATATAATGAGAGTTTCGATGTAAAATTTGAGATGGAAGGGACAAAGGCTAAAGTTCAGGCAGGAGATGCTTTTAGAATGGTATCTGCTACTGAATTTTTGGCTATGTGTCTGTATGATGAGGAGGATAAATTAGTTCCAGAAGGAAAACTTCACGAATTTCCAGCATCTGTGACTACTAAACTTCATGCAGCAGCATTAAAACTTTCTGGAATGGATGCGGAAGCAGTTGAGT